AGGACGTTGGAGTTCTGGTGCCCGTTCCCGAGGCCGTTCACGCTATAGATCAGGTTGTGGATGAACTGCTGCGCGCCGCCGGCCTCGCAGAGTTGCGCGCTGGCGCTCCCGGGGTTGTTGAAGCAGTTGCCGTTCGCGCGCATGACCAGCGCGCAGGACTGATAGAGCGTGCTGTCCCGCAGCACGAACGTCGATCCGTCGTTACCGCCCCAGGTGAAGAAGGTCCGCGGCTCCTGAAATGTCTTCTGATTCGTGGCGTCGCACCCGACGTCGTACATCCCGACCGTGTTCGCGGCGCCGGTCTGACCGTAGAAGGCCGGAAGCGGGAGCCCGTTCACGTCCACGCTGGCGCAGGTGTTCTCGTTGCCGAGGTCGGAGCACTGGCCGACCTTCCCGGCGCCGAGATAGCGCAGCGTCATGCTCTTGAGCGTGGTGGTCGAGTCGACGTTCTGCACCATGTAGAAGGTGTTGCCGGCGAACTTCTCGATGGTGAATCCCTCGAACGTCCACCACCCCTTGCCGTCCTTCGAGCCGCCGGTGGCCTCGCGGTTGTTGAAGAAGGACGCCGGCTCCCCGACGTCGAACAGCCCGTTGCCGTTGGTGTCGCCGGTGATGCGGATGTCGTGCTGGCCGGAGAACGCCTTGATGGTGATCGGGAATCCAGACGTCCCGCCGCCGTTGGCGTCGAGGATGCACGGCGACCCGTACCACGCCGCGCCGCTCGGGCAGGTGTGCCCCTGAAGCGGCCAGATCGAAGTGCTGACGCAGTAGGGATACGGAGCATAGCCGCCGTCGATCGGGATGATGCACGGCGGGAAGGCGGCGCACGTCCCAGAGCAGAGCACAGCGGTATCGCCCGGCTGAAGGTCGTCGCCGCCGCCGTCCTCCATCTGTTCGAAGGAATTACGGATGCCGAGGTTGTGAGGGTCAAGACACCACGGGTTAAGATTAGACCCTTGCGCCGCCGTGTGGTCGATGCAGCCGTACCAGCCGTCGCCGCCGTGCCCATTGTGGACAATGGTGCATGCGGAACCTACCGACTCCGCGAGCGTGAGCCCGGTGCCCTCACCCGGGTAGCCGCTGACCCACGCGGCCGTGCAGTCGGAGAAGTAGTAGGTCCCGCCGGCCAGCGCCGGGCTCGCCATCAGCGCGAGCAGCGCCCAGGCGACCGCGCGCCTTACTGACGGTCGATGGTGTAGGTGACGCATAGGGTGTACTCGTCCGTCGCCGGGTTCGGCGTGTTCGTGACGTCGAAGGCGAGCCCCTCGCCGGCGACCAGCCCGTTGTTGGCCGTCACCGCCGCCGGGGTGGAATTGCCGGTCGTGGCGCAGGTCGGGTTCGTCCCGGTGATCGTCATCCCGTTGCCGGCGCGGTCTTCGAGCGTGAAGGTCGCCATCGTCGAGCAGGTTCCACGGCATCGGCACCACACCGAAGTGACCGTGACCGGGGTGGTCGCCATCCACCACTCGAAGTTGTCGTCGGCCGACGTCACGTCGGAGATGACGCGGCACTCCTGCAGCACCGGGTCCAGGACGCGCGCGGCGCCGCCGCTGTAGTAGAGGAGCTGGTTCGCGGTGGTGTCGACAGCGGCCTGGCCCAGCGTGTCGATCGTCGGCGACGAGCCATTCGGCATCGGGACGAAGGCGCGCAGCGTCCCGCCGGCGGCCGAGTATTTCCCCTCATGCCGGACGCCGTAGAGATCGACCGAGAACCCGCTGGCCGTCTCGGCCGTGTCGACGTCGTAGCTGTTCGCGGTGTCGCCGCCAGAGCGGCGGATGCCGCCGCCGTTGACCGAGACGTTCCAGCCGGCATGGTTGGAGGCGGCGGCAACCTTGATCGCCACCAGCTTCTCGCTCGACCCCGAAGCGACCAGGTCGACGTCCGTCCCCGTCAGGGTGAGCTGCGGCTTGATCGTCGTCGTGCCGGCACTGCCGAGGTTTATGACCCCGAGCGTGCCGCTAGCCGACGCGTTGGTCGACTGCATGTAGATGCGGCTGCCGGCGATGGCGACCCGCGGCGGGATCGTCCCATTGTTCGTCGCCCCGAGGGAGTTGTAGACCCAGCCGTTTGCCACGGAGCCGGACTGCGTCTGCCGCACCCAAATGCTCGCCCCGGAGATGTCGTACTCGGCCGTATCGCTCAGGGTGTTGAAGATGGTGATCTGCTGGTTGGCCGTGCCGACGTTGGTGTTGTCCCCGATGAACGTGTCGCCAGAGGAAATAAATCGGGCGTCCTCGGCGATGAAGATCCCGTCCCAGCAGGTCAGCCACCGGTTACCGCCCGAGAGCCAGATGCGCCCACTGTACCCGCCCAGCTCGTGCAGCACGTCGATCGTGCACGTCGAGGATGCGAGGCTGCCGATGTCGTTGTTGGTCAGGTAGAAGGTCGTCGGAACGGTATTGGTGCTGCCCCGGATCGGGGCCGTCGTCGCCCCGATGAACTTGAGGTTGGAGATGCCCGACTCGGTTACGTCGCCACCGATGGTCAGCGTCCCGTTGATGATCACCGAGCCGGCCATCCCGAGGCCGACGACCTTGGTGTATGACTTGCCCAGGGAGATGTCGCCGTAGGTGGCCGGAAGTAGGTAGATCGTGTAGGGCTTCGAGACCGCCTGATCGCTGTAGGAGGCGATCGCGGCGTCCGCCGTGGCATAGCGGCAGGTCGGGCAGACGAGGCGACTCTGGCCGTTCGTGGTGAGCGCATCAGAAAACGTCGTGCCGGAGTCGGGCGAGAACGTCAGATATCCGAGCCCGAAGCCAAGGCGGCGCGCGCCCTCGGTGAGGCTGAACGGCGTGCCCGAGGTGTAGGACGGGAAGCGTACTTCCCCGTCCATGATCTGAAAGATGGTGCGCGTGCCGGTCGAGTTCGCCTGACCAGTGATCGTCGACCCCGCGGCTGCGCAGGTGCAGTTGACGGTCGCGGTGCCGATCGCCGTGTAGAACCCAGACGTCGCGCACCGCTTCACGGTCGTGCCGTTGTCTGACGAGTATGCCGGCGTCCAGTATTCGGCGGTCGGCGGGAAGTCGGACGGCCTCGTAAGCGGGACGATCTTGCTGCCGCTCCATGCTCCGAACTGATCGGCTGTCGCCGGGCTCAGGCTGGTCGACCCACCTCGGTTCGTGTAATAGGCATAGAAGCGGTTGTGGTTGGCCTGATTGCAGGACGCGGCGCTGAAGGCGACCCCAACGGTCACGGCCGTCGTCGGGTCCGCCATCGTGTAGTTGATCTGAGTCTGCGCGAGTGGAACGGTGCCCGAGGCCCCGGACACCAGCGGCGTGGAACCGCTCAGGGTGGTGATCGGCCCGCCAGTCGAATTGGAGTCCAGGACGGCATGGGTATTGATCCCGGCGCTGAACGTCTGCAGGACCGAGAACACCCACGACAGCCCCTGCAGCTTCGCCGGCGAGATGGTGTTTGGAGCTGACTGCGAGAACAGCGGCGCCGTCAGCACGAGCACCGCGACGATCCCGAGCAGCCAGGCCAGCCCCTTTTTCATCGGAGTCCCCCTCATGCGGCGTCCGCGATTCCCTCGGCGCGCAGGCCGGCGATGTCGATGTCCATGCTTCCGCCGGTGGCGGCGTGGCCGAAGTAGAAGTGCAGCGCGTCGGCCGTCGGCAGGTTGCTCGTGAAGGTTTCCTTCAGGACCCCGTTCACGTAGCAGAGCGCCCGGTTGCTCGGGTCATCGGTGAAGATGATCGAGACGGTGAACCAGGTCCCCGGCGTGGGCTTGGCGAACGAGCTCCCGTTGTTGCGCGAGCTGTCGAAGCTGACGAAGCGCCAGTTCGTCGCGTCGACGCGCTCGAGCCAGATGCCCTTCGAGTCGGTCACTGAGGGATCGGCGGGCGCGACGCCGGAGGCGGCTGGCAGGACGCGCATCCCGACCTTGGTGGCGATGTCGGCCGACAGCTTCCACCGGCCCGCCAAGGTGATCGGCCGCGTCATCGAGTTGAACAGGACGTTACGCCGCGAGAACAGCGACATCCAGGACCCGCCGCTGGCCGCCCCGATCCGCGAGACCGAGAAGGCCGGCTTCGGCAGGTTCATGCCCCCTTCACGGATGGTGTCGTCCGTGTCGGCCATGACGAACCAGTTGCCGGAGAGCGACACCTGGAACGTCGGCGAAGCCGCGAGGTCGTACGGAGTGGCGACCGCGAACGACGGGTAGCGGATCTCGGCGCCGTCGTTTGAGAACGGGATCTGATCGTTGAAGTGGTCGTAGACCGCGATCGCGCTCTCGAGCGCCGACAGCCGCCCGTTCAGGTTGTTGAAGTCGTCCTGCATCTGCCGGAAGAAGTCCTGACCCAGCGGGCTCTTGTAGGCGGTCTGGGCGTCGACGAAGGGCGTGAACACCGGGATCGCCATCACTGCACCTCGTAGGGGGATGTCCCGTCGCCGAAGTTGCCGACCGGGATGCCTGACTGCCCGATGTGCGCGTACTCACGCTGGGCGGCGCTGGCGGCGTCGTAGCCGGGCAGCGCCCCCGAGGCCCCAATCCAGGCCGGCCGGGTGAAGCCGGGGTCGAGGAGCTTCAGCTCGATCTCCCCGGCCTCGGGACGCTCGGCCCGCTCGACGACCTCGAGGCGGGAGGCGACGAACCCGCGGATGCCGAGAAGGACGTTCGTCACCTTGCTGTGGGTGAACAGGACGACGTCGCCGATCTCGAGGGCCTTCTTGTGGACCCCCAGGGTGATCCGAAGGAGCGGCGGCGGCTTGATGTATCGCCGCAGGAGGCCGGCCCCCAGCACCTCGCCGATTCGGATGCCCCGCACCGACGTCAGCAGGCCGGTGTCGTCGAGCTCGAGCGTCGCGGTTTCCTTCGTCGCCGTCTGATCAGCGGTGTCCTGGACGATGACGGTGTCCGCAGGGTTGCCGCTCTCCGCATCGAAGTCGTACCCCAGCTCGACCCGGTTGACGTGCAGGTCGAAGCCACGCTCCCAGCGCCAGGCGACCACGTCGGCCTCGGTGATCGTCGGCAGCCCGGCGATCACGTCGTCCGGGTAGACCGGCCGATACAGGCGGAAGGCGAACTTGCCGCCCCCGTCCATGAACGGGTAGCCTCGGAACCGATACAGGCGCTGCTCGAGGAACTGGAACCCGCGGATCGGCTGCCGGCTCTCGAAGCGGATCGTGTGCTCCGGGATCATCCGGTCCCGCTCCCGCGCCAGGTAGGTGTCGTTGAGCAGCGACGTGGGCACGCCCAGGCCGGTCGGCATCCCGACGGCCACCTCGAGGGGGAAGCTGCCATTCGCGAAGTCCCCCGTCAGGCAGGCCCGGATGATGTTGATCGGGTTGCCCTGGAGGATGGTCGTCGCCCACCGGATGGGGTCGCCGGCCAGGTAGCTCTTAGTCAGGGCGCTCCGGAAGTAGATCACCGTCCCGACGACCGCCGCGACCTCGACCTTTTCCTCCCCGCCGGGATAGGACCCATGCGTCGACGGCCCGAGGAAGAGCTGCTGGCCCTGCTGGACGCCCGGGACGTTGACGACGGACGCCGCCTTGTCGCCGGCGTTCGGCCCGACCGAGAGGAAGTCGCTGTAGCGCTGCAGCCCGGAAGCATCGGCGTTCGTGAAGAGGTCCTCGTTCTGCGCCCGCTTCACGTCGACGAGGGTCAGCTCGTAGGTGACCAGGTCCTCGGTGAGCCTGACATCGCTGATGTCCCCGATCGCCACCGGCGCGTAATCGACCTCGTTCATGTCGGCGTCCCCCTCGTAGAGGGTGACCGTCCGGTTGACGAGGGTCGGCAGGGTCGGCGAGGGCTTCTCGGTGGAGACCAGGTCGGTGATCTCCCCGGCCGTGTCCACCAGGCGCAGGTTGCTGATGCGGAGCGTCGCCTTACCCTGCAGCGGGTTGAGCGTCTGCCCGATCTCGGTGGGCAGCTTCATCAGCGGCTTCTTCGTGACCGCGGCGGCCTTCACCGGAGCGGTCGAGAAGTGCTTCGTGGTGAGCCCGTCGATCGCCACGTAGTAGACGGGCGCCTGCTGGCGCTCGGCCTTGCGCGCGGTCCAGGTGGCGTTCGGGTTGTAGGTCACGCCCGGTCTTCCTCGCAGGAGTGGTCGAACTGGTAGGTGATGCCGGCGCGCTCTTCGAAGGGCGGATCGCTGTCCAGGCTGACCAGCTTCGGGAAGTAATCCCGGCTCCGGAAGATGTCCCCGGTCACGTAGGTGAACTTCAGGTTCGCGAGGCAGGTCACCTTCGTGTTCAGCGTGACCGTGTCGACCTGGATGATCTCTTCCCGGTGGCCGGTCGCCTGGCGTACCAGGTACTTCCGGCCGGCGACGATGCTGCTGGTGTCCGTGAACGGGATGTCCTTCTGCGCCGCCGCGGCCCCCCCGGTCATCGTCTTGTCGACGACGTCGGCGCTGTCGAGCGCGAAGGCGTACTGGTTCCCCTCGCTCGCCCAGGCCCACCAGGCGACGAGCGCATCCCAGAAGGCGACATCCTGGAAGTTGTTCAGCATCACCCGCAGGCGTCGCCAGCTCGCCGCCAGGTTGACGGCATGCACCACTCCGTTGCTGCGCCCGATGGTCCGCTCCCGCACGGGATCGGCGGCGTACCCCGTCAACGGCCCCGGGAAGTCCAGGCTGTTCCCGTTCCAGGTGATCCGAGGGTTGGCCATCAGGATCGGCACCTGCAGGGTGTCGACGAGAGGGTCGCCGAAGCCGAAGCGGACTTTGCCGGCGCCGGCGCCGCCGCCGATCGAGTTGTCGCGCGTCCACTGGAACAGGACCCGCAGCCGGTCCCCGGTCGTTGGCCCGGACTGCGCCAGGGTCGTGCCGCTGAAGGTGCGGATCCCGGTCGAAGAGAGGACCTGCGGCGCCGTGAGGGCGGCGTAGGCCTCGATCGGAACCCCGGCACCGGTGACCCGGGCGAGCCCGACGGCCAGGCTGATCTTCGGATTGGCGACGGTGACGTCGACCTTCGCGGTCCAGCTCCCCACCGGCCAGTCGCTCGAGCCGGGCTGGTTGGCCGGGCTGAAGAAGTAGTCGCTCTCCATCGAGTCGAATGGGATGTCGACCTCGATCTCGCCGGTGTCCTCGACGTACCTGAGCAGGCGATTAGTGAAGTTCGCCCCGCCCGAGACGTCGCTCGGCGTGTCGTCCCACGCCCAGACCCACGGCGCCTGCACGTCAGATCGTCCGCCACGTCGTCCCGTCCCATGAGGAGTGCGCCCCGGTGTCGGTAGCGATGTAGATGCAGGGCGTCGCCGGCGTCGACGGGCGCGCCGCGGCCGTCCCGGACAGGACCTGTGCGACGGTCACCACGCTCCGTCTTTCGGTCCCGTCCCAGGTGCTGGTGAGCCCCGACCCCTCGAACTTCAGCGGCCCAGTCCCCAGCTCGTCGGGCGCGTCCCGCTGGAAGACCTTGACGGTGGCGCGCGCCGCCTCGGCGCTGACGCGGTTGGCGATCGCCGCCTGGGCCTGGTCGACCGGACCAGGCGCGGAGCCGCCGCCCCCGCCCCCCGTCTCCCCTGGGTTCTGGCGTGGCATCAGGCGGCCCTCTTGGCGCAAAGGTCTTGCGCGGCGGCCGGTTCGGGCGTATACGGTGCCCCAACGAGGGTCATGACATGGGCTCCAACGAACAGCAGGCCCCGACCATCCCCGCGGATCTTCTCGGTGACGGTTCGTTCCCCCTGGAGATCGTCGGCGAGTCCAGATACCAGGAGGCCCTCGACCGCATCTGCGGCGGCCGAACCCGGAAGGGCCACAGCCTGGGGATCCCCGCCAGCCTGGTGCTCGAGGACGCGAACCCGAAAGACCCGCTCGCGGTGCGGGTGGACATCGGCGGCCAAACCGTCGGCCACCTCGCCCGCGAGATGGCGCGCACCTACCGGGAGCGGCTCGCCGCCATCGGACAGGTGCAGCCCGTGTTCGCATGCCACGCATGGGTCCGTGGCGGGTGGGATCGCGGCGGAGACGACGTCGGGCACTACGGCGTGCGGCTCAACGTGAACCTCACGGGTGCGCCCGTGCCCCAGGTAAAGGCCCCCCGGCCATCGCGACTGGACACCATCCTTCGGTGGATCGGGATCTGCGTGGTGGTAGTCGTGATGGTTCTGACGCTCGTCTGCGCGCTGGCAGTCTATGGTTCGCTGAATCACGTCTAGCGCTAGGCGCATCACCCCACCACCGCGGTCGCCGGCAGGTAGTACCCGCGTCGTTCCACCAGAACGCGGATCTCCTCGAGCATGTCGATCGCTTCGGCCGTCTTGTCCCGGCGCGGCAGGATGGTGATCGGCATCGACATCTCAGGCCGCAGCGGTACGGATGCCCCCGCGCTCGCGAGCCCAAAGGCGCCAACTGAACCAGCGCTGGACAGGGAAATCGGAGAAGGGGTCGCCAATGACATCGCCGCCTCACCGCCAAACCCCCCATGTCCACCGGCATCAAATAGGGTATGGGCGGCCAGTCCAGCGGCCTGGGCGCCCGCCGGCCCCCCGAACGCGAAACCGAGAGCCTTGAAGATCGCCTGGATGACGGTCGCCCGGATGATGGCCTTGATCAGGTCGGCCAGCAGCTGCCGGAAGAACTGCCCCCAGGCGATCTTGGCGCCCATCGCGGCGTCGATCAGCGCGCCGCCGAAGCTGTCCGCCGCCCCCGTCAGGTTCTGCTGGAGGGCCTCTTCCATGTCGGTCATCACCAGTAGCGTCGCCTGGGCGCCGGTCTGGGCGGCGCTCAGGTCGTCGCCCCACTGCGGGAGCTGGTGGGTGATCTCGGTGATGGCGCCAAGGACCGCGTCCCACTGCTCCGGGCTGATAAGCCCCGCCTGGTTCAGCTGGGCCAGGAGCATTAGGGCGTCGTCGACGTTGAGCGCCGCCTGCTCCATCTTGTCCAGGGCGGGGATCCCCAGCTCCTCAAGCACGGAGGCGAAGAGCTGCATCTCGGTCGTCGCCGCGGCGGCCCCGGCGCCGACCCCTTGGATTGTCTCGGCCACCTTGGTCTTGCCGCTGCCCTTGCCGAGGCCATCGATGATGTTCTTGATCTTCGCGGCGACGACGTCGGCGCTGTCCCCGGCCTCGCCGAATGCCCCCTTGATGTTCCCGAGGCTGGTCATCCACTGGCCCGCCCACTTCGCCAGGGCGATCGAGTCCTCGTCGGTCCAGCCGAAGATCTTCTTCACCAGCGCCGGCGCGTCGTCAGCGAGCGTCACCAGACTGACCAGGACCTGGCCGAGCGACAGGCCCATCGAGATCAGCCGGAACTCAAAGGCGGTGACCTCGGCGGCGATCTTCACCATCCCCAGGGCGGCGCGCGACAGGACCGTCACGAGGGTCTGGAAGGCGTCGCTGTGCTCGGAGACGAACCCCGTGGCCTCCTTCAGGATGACCGACACCGCCTCGAGCACGCCGCGGAAGGCCTCGTTTTCGACGACCGCGCGGCCGGTCTCCTGCATCAGATCGTCATAGTCGTTGGCGATGCGCTGCAACGCGCCGGAGAACGTCTTCCCGGTGACGGCTGCCGCCCCGCCCATCTTGCTGTTGATCTGCTCGATGACCGCGGCGAAGCGGTCCCCCTTCGACGCGGAGGTGTCGAAGTCGGTGGCGATCCCCTGCAGCCGGCCGCTCCCCTTCACAAGGACGTTCACCATCTGAGTCGCGGCGGTCTGGACGTCCTGACCGGTGGCCGCGGCGTAGTCGAGCGCCGCCTGCGTCGCCTGCTCGAGAGCATCCCCCGTCAGCTGCCCGAGCTGCGCGAAGGTGGAGACCACCCCCGAGATCGTCTCGTCGCCGACCGTGGTGACGTCCTGCAGGGTGGAGATGAACTCAGCGAGCCGCGCGCGGACGGGCGCGGTGTTCTGACCGATCGAGGCGAGGGCGGTGGCCAGGCGGACGTCGGCCTTCTCCTGCTCGGCCGCCGCCATGGTGACCTTCGAGAGGATCGCGCCGACCGCGGCGAGCGATGCCGCGGCTGCGGCTGCGAGCACGGGCAGCGACGTCAGGTTCCTGCCGAGGCTGGCGAGCGCCTTGTCCGCCTCGTTGCGGGCCTTGATGATGATGCTTACGTTGCGCTCAGGACCGCCCACGGTTCGCCTTTCGCTGCGCCTCGCGCATCAGCCGCTGCTCTTCCTGGACGCCCCAGTTGTGGGCCCAGAGGTCAATCGAGAACGCCTTGAACTCGTCCCTCTCGCCGACCAATTCCGATGGTCTCACCCCGTAACGGCGGCCAATGGAGTCGAGCGCCATCATCTTTCGTTGGTCGGCTACTAAGGGCGGACCGACTCCCCGGCCTGCTTCGAGTACCCGGACACCTCGAGGATCGCGGTGAAGAGCAGGAACTGGTCCTCGAGCGGCAGGTCGGCGACCACCGGACCCTTGGCCGGGTCGTCGCCGAACTGCGGATCGATGCAGCCCACGGCGACCACCTTCTCGATCAGCGGGAAGGCCGCCTCGATTTTCGGGTCGTTCAGGAACTCCCGCGTTCCGACACCGGCGGCATCGCCACCCCCGAGGGCTTTGGCCGCCTGCCCAAGCGACGACACGTCCAGCAGCTGCCCTAGCATCCGGCCGAGGTGCGCCAAGCCGATGCCGCGCACCATCACGCCGCCGAGACTCGTCTCGACGCGCCGCCGGCGCGCGGCGACAATTGACTCCGCGGTCAGAAGACCCGCCTTCTCCTCCTGCATTTGCTCCTCCTCGATCGGCTCAGCCGATGGCCGACTCTGCGTTGACGACCACCAGGGTCAACATCTCCCCGGACGTGGGCTTCAGTGCCTTGAACGGGATCTCGGACTTCAGGATGCCGGGCCCCTTGACCGTGAACGGGTTGCCGGTGACCAGGCACTTGAGCAGGGTGAAGTCCATCCGGTAGTTCCCGGCGCCGAGGGTCGGCCCGGTGTGCAGCAGCTCGAGCTTGAAGAGCGTCCCGGCGTCGAGCTTCGACCAGTCCGCCTGCAGGGCGTCGACGGTCACGGTGCCGGTGATCAGGCGGCGGTTGTCGGAGGGGATCGGCTCGTCGATGTTCTTCGAGCCCATGACCCGCTTCTCGAGGTCGAGCGCCTGGTCGAAGTTCAGCTCGAAGGCGTCGATCTTCCGGACGACGTCGTCGAACTCGATGCTGGCCTGGTGCCCGGCGACGTAGGTGGTGATCGACGGGAAGGTCGGCGAGACCGCGGCGATGATGCTGGCGTCCTTGCCGGCCCCCTCGAACTCGATCTGCATGTTCTGGTCGGGCGCCCCGGAGAACTTCGCCGAGTTCAGCTTGAAGCCGACCGCGCGCAGCTGCGGCGTGCTGCCGGCGTCGACGTCGCGGTTGATGTGGACCGACAGCCCCTTGCCGGTCATCGGCGTGTCCTTCACGACGAAGGTGTGGGTGTTGCGCACGCCGGGCTCGGTGGCGACGCTGGAGCCGCTGGAATCGCCGAAGAGGTGCTCGAACAGCCGGAGCATCCCCTGGTAGTTCGCCTCGACGGCGAACGCCCCCTTCACGCCGAAGAGGGCGTCGTACATGTTCCCCTCGCGCTCGTCGCGGTCGCGCACCACCTGCCGGGCCACGCGGTCGCGCACCGTCTCGATGCCCTCCGAGACGAGCTCGGCGAACTTGACCGCGGCGACTCCGGTGCCCCAGGTGGTCTCCTGGTCCCAGCCGACGAAGGAATTGCGTCCGAATCCCTGGGGCATGGCCTACCTCCCTCGCCGCGCGCGCGGCTCCTCGTGCGTGGCTTCGATCGGCTGCACCTTCTCGACGGCCTCCCAGTGCTGCGGACGCTGCTCGATCAGCGCCACCGCCATCTCCTGCGGAACCTCCAGCTCGCCGCCCTCGCTGACCTCGCCGGCGCCCTCGACGTGAACCGTCCCCATGCCCAGGTAGCGGAGCTTCATGCGTTCCCCCTGTCGTGGCGGTACTCGACCTCGACGAAGATTTCCGCCCGGTGCACGCGAGCGGTCACGGCCTGGATGGTCTTGTCGGAGAAGTAGCCGGTAACCTGCGCCAAGAAGCACAGGCCCCCGAGGGTCGGGTCGGCGTCGATCGCGTCCTTCAGCGCCTTGTAGAGCGGCCAGAAGAGCCGCGTCGGGTTGTCCCCCCGCACGATCGACAGGAAGAAGAACCCCGCCCGCGGGCTGATGCTCGCCGTCGGCTTGTACTCGTTGCGCTCGCCCGCATCGCCCAGGTAGGCCGCCGGTGGGTTGTCCTCCTGGAGCCAGTCCTTGCCGAGGTCGTTGAGCAGCCCCGTCGACAGGTAGCCGGCGAGGCCGCTCTTCGCGATCAGCGCGTCGGCGATCTGGGCGAGGCGAGGGTTGGGCAACGGTCCCCCCTACTTGACGACCGCGGTGACGGAGAAGGTCTCGCTCGGTGTCGACCCGGAGATATTCCAGGCGGCGCGCACCTGGCTGACGTAGACCTCGCAGGTGGCGACATACTTCGCGGATGTGACGACCGCGACCTCGTTGACGATGTCGCGCTGCGAGGCGGCGGCCGTCCCCGGCGCCGTGGCCCCCGCCTTCATCACGTTCTGGCAGGCCAGCTGATACCAGTTCGTGCCGTTGTCGACGCTCCCCTCGATCCAGACCTCGAACGGGTTGACCGTCCCAGACCCGGCGGTGACGTTCACCAGGACGGTGATGAAGCGATAGCCGCCGACCTCGGCCAGCGACCCCTGCCCGGCCGCGACCTGCGCGCCGGAGGCCTTCAGGACGATCGAGTCGGCGGCGGTCGCCGGCGGCGCCGCCAGGATGGCGAGCGCGAGCAGCAGGGCGGCCGAGGAGAGACGGCGCAGTCGGGTCGGGGTTGTCATCACTTTCCTCCGTGCTGCAGGACGGGTGGGATGCCGACAATCTCGACGACCTGGTCTTCGGTGGCGGCCAGGGCGGGCGCGAGGAACGGGAAGGCCCGGCTGTGCACCGTCCCGAACTCGAGGAAGTGGGCGAACCAGGCGCGCCGTCGGGACGGTCCGATGCGCGCCGAGAAGTCGACGAGCGAGTTGACCTCGACGTTGAAACCCATCGCCGCGCGGACCCTGGCGCTGTGGGTCTCTTCGCGGGCCGTCTCGGTCACCAGCGTCGCGGCCTGCTTCAGCCGCTCGCGGAGCCCCTGCTTGAACTCGTGCTGCAGCTCGGAGAAGAAGCCCGCCGCCTCTTCGAAGCCGGCGGCCTCGACGAAGAACCCCCCCGCGGCGGCCAGCCTCATGCGGCCTCCAGCAGATAGGGCGCGAGCCTCGTGTCGCGCATCTCGATCAGCTCCTGAGGTCGCATGTAGGTGATCTGGCCGTCGCCCAGGACCTGCGAGAGCAGGTGCCCGGTCTGGGCGAGGTTGATGCGTGAGACGACCGCCTCGGTGGCCAGTCCAACGACCATCTCCGGGACCGAGGCGAAGCCCGCAACGTAGATGACCCGGAAGCGCTTTTTCCCTTCGTTCCAGATGCCGCAGTGCGCGACCAGGTCGAGCCGGCCACGACCGAGGAACCGCGGCTGGGATCGGAGCCCCGCCAAGACGTAGCTGCTGCGCGGCACGACGGTGCGCGACTCGGTGACGCCGCCGGCGCCGTCGTCCAGGTACTGGACGGATTCCACCGAGGTGATTGAGACCAGCGGGCCAGCCGTCAGCATCAGGCTCCGGGTGCAGGAGCCATCCAGGTACTCGGTGTACGTCTGCTCGATGAAGGTGCGCCCGATCAGGTCCTGGTACTCCTCGGAGACCTCGGAGATCACGACGTTGATCAGGCTGTCGAGCGGGTGCGAGTCGCCGGGCTGAATGTCCACCGGTGGGTTGGTGCCGGGCTTCTTCAGCCCCATGCGCATCCGGACCCGGTCGAGCGACGTCAGGAGCGTGGTAGAGACGGAGATCCCGGCCGCGACGATGATGTCGTAGCTGGTGATCAGGTCGTCGGTGGTCGGCGGTCCCGGAGGCGTCAGGGTCAGCGTGAACTGCCCCAGGCGTGAGAGCGTGACAGTGACGAGGACCCAGCCGACCACGCCCGGATAGTTGGTCAGCGTGACCGCGGCGAGCTCGGGAGCGGATGCAGCGAGACGGTCGGGGCCGAGCAGCGACTTCGAGAGGTTCGCTGCCTGGCCCGCGACATAATTCCCGTTGATGTCCCGGACGGGGTGGAAGAACTGGAACGCCACCCCCATCTGCGCCGCGTAGAGCATCGGGCCTTACTCCTCGAGGTGCTTCTTGCAGTACGGCTTCCCCGCCACCGGCGCATTCAGGCAGCGGTTCCCCTTCGCGGTCGATCCCTGGCAGGTGTCCGACTCGCCATTCGTTTCGGGCGTTTCGGCCGCGGGCCTGATGGCCTTCTCGACCTTGCCCTTCTTCGGCGGCGGGAGCAGCTCCTCGGGCGGCTTGTCGAAGAGCTCGCCGTCGATCTGCGCGTCCTTGGGAGCCTCGGTGCCGATGCCGTGCTCGACCAGTCTCTTGCCCTGGCGATCGGAGCACTTGATGGTCATGCCTGGCTTGAACTCGAAACCGGCGCCGCCCATCCCTCCGGCTGGCCCAAGCTTGATGTTCATGCGTTCCTCCTCTGTGCCGAGACGTGAAAGGGCAGGACGGGGCCCGAAGGCCCCGCCCTGCCTGGGTCTTACGCGAGGTTGTGCGAGAGGAGACGGAGCGCCCGGCCGGCGCCGCCGATCAGGTCGCTGTCCCAGCGCTCGAACATCACGAACCCGGTCTGGAAGTACTCCGCGTAGCGCTCGTTGAGCCGCACGAGGATCGGGTTCAGGGCGCGCCGGACCACGAAGTGATTGAAGTCACCGAAGACGATGCTCTCCTTGTCCTCGGCGACCGTGTTGTCCATGTCCTGGTTGATGAAGACCGGACGGTTGTAGATCGTGGCCACCGACCCGACCGCATCGTTGGCCGGGCGGAAGATCGGACGACCGTTCGAGTCGACGATCTTCTCGACGACCTTGAGGACGTCGTCGTGCATCATGAACGCCACCTTGGGTCCCTGGCGGTAGGCCGGGTCGACGGCGTGGTACAGGTTGACGATGTCGCCGAAGGCGATCGCCGTCGCGGACGCCGCCTTCAGTTCGGTGGTGTCCGCCATGATGGCGGTGATCAGACCGCGCGGCTTCGAGGAGCCGTCGGCCAGGGTGCCGTCGAAGTTCATGCCCCGTCCCATGCGCTCGCCGAGGACGCGAGCCAGCCAGCTCTCCGGGTTGAAGGCGCTGTCCTGCATCAGCTGGTTCGGCGTCAGGACGATGTCGGAGGTGTAGAGGAAGGCCTGCATCACCACGGCGGCCGTGGTGGGGTCGACGTTGGTCGCGGCCGCGGAGAGCTCGGCCAGGAGGTGCGCCTTGTTCGCGGTGTCGTTCAGGGTCGGGAAGGGCATGTCCGCCCCGGTGTCGGTGTTCACGAACCGGGCGGCCTGGGCGATGCCGGAGAAGTCCTTCAGCGCGACGTCGAGCTCGCGCATGAAGTCCTCCGCGACGGTCGCGTTGGCCGCCGCGGTGAGGGCGCGCTTCTCGGCCCCCTCCCCGAAGACCAGGTCGCGGCGTCCGGGCAGGACGTAGCACTGGCCCATCTGTCGGGCCTGCGCCGGGACCAGGGCGCGCTGCTGGGCCAGGAGGTCGCGGGTCTCCGAGTCCCAGTCCCCGGGAGCCTGCGTGATGAACGACCGGAAGGCACGGCGCGCGGAGTCCTTCTCGGGCGTGGTTCCGGCCCCGGCCCCGGCCGGCGCGCCGCCGCGGCCCGCCTCGCGGGTGTCCAGCCTGTCGAGCCCAGCCTGGCGCTCGTCGTGCCGGTGCTGGCGCTCGATGGCGGCCTCGAGCCCGGCGATCTCCTTGCGCCGAGCATCGAACTCGGCGTCCATCTTCTCCCAGGACGTCTTCTCGTCGGCGGTCATGTCGCGGACCGCGCCCTTGTCGTCGGTGAGGCCGGAGAGGATCGCGCCCATCTGGGTCCAGAGGGCGAGGTTCTGTCGCTTGAGGGTGAGGACTTTCTGCAGCATGGCGGAGATCTCCGTGATGAACCGTCAGGTGACAGCTCATCGCGAGACTCCGCCGCGATGGGTGGCTGGTCACTCCCTTGCGCGCCGCTCGGGCCCCCGGTGAATCTCCGCCACCGTGAGCACCCTCGCGACTCTGCGCGCGCGGGGTGTTTAACTGCTCAGCTCAGGACGTCAGTGCCTTCAGGCGCAGCGTCCGCTTCAACGATTCGAGTTGTACCACGGGCGGCTTGGCCTGTCGAGAGTTTGGAAAACCTGCCGGGCCGGCCGCGCGCGTCGACTCCCACGCCTTCATCGAGCGCATCGCAATATCCGTCTGCGGGTAAGCCGGGAAAGTCACGCCCGGGCTGACCTCGACCAGCGTGCACTTCGTCAGCGTCCGGATCTTGGAGCCGTCCGCCTCGGTCGCCCACTCGTCGGCCTCGGTGTAGAACCCGAACGAGCAGCCGGTCACGTCGCCCCGCTTCAGGCTGACCAGGCGGTCGCGGAACCAGGTGGTGTCCGGCGGCGTGTTCTTGAACGCCAGGCCGGTGTCGTCCTCGGACAGCTCGAGCGTGCCGGCGGCCAGGCGTCCGAGCACCAGATCGTTCTCGTGGTTCCAGAGCGCCCGGATGTCGTGGGTCTTGATCGTCTCGGCGAAGGCGCCGGGCGCGATCTTCTCGCGGAACCCACCGAGGTCGTCGCTCAGCTGGTTGAACACGGCGATGTGCCCCTCGAGCGTCGGGGCCTTCTCGTCGCCGGCGACGCGGAGCTGCATCCTGAAGTGGCGCTTCTCGAGGTTCTTCATCGTCGTCTCCTATCCTTCCCTTGGCCCGCCTTCGACCGGGATGGCTACGGCCCGACCACGGATACACCGGCGACTGCGGCGTCCTGCGTCGCCGGGATGGCCCTCGCGTTGTAGAGCACGTACACAGCGGAGAGCGTCGCGTTCTGCGTCGCTCGGCTTACGACCAGCCGCGCGTATCGCTTCGTGCCGCGCGCGACGTCGATGTAGAACACCTTGTCGTCGTCGGTGTCTGCAATCGCCTGCGAGGTTCCCGCGACGTCCGCCGCGTCGGAGAGGCCCGAGTCGTTGCCGGACTGCGCCTTGATCGATGTGACGGCGCCGCCGACGATCGCACCCATGTGGACCGCGATCAGACAGCCGTTGAACCCGGCACAGTCGATGATGGTCCCGTTGATGACGCTCGTCCCGGCCGCGCCCGCGGTTGGCGTGACTGCGCTCAACAGCTTACTGCTCTTGATCAGGGCTGGTCTCATCTGTCACCTCCTTCTAAGGTCAATCCGCGACGATGTCGCACTCGCACGCGCCGTGCAGGGGCGGGTGCCCGATGTTGTCTGACGGCTTCATCGGCCCGTCACTGTCCGGACCGCCCTGGACGTCCTGGCCGGCATTGACGAAGTTCTTGTCGACGCCGGCGACCTTGCCGTCGAGCGTCTGGCAGAAGTCGCAGGCGCCCGGGTTGGCCACCCAGCGATAGACGGTCAGCCCCGCCACCAGGTAGAGCGTCTTCGCCGCCCCGCCCATGAACTGGACCGACTCGTTCAGTGCGATCTTCCCGGCGCGCTTCTGTCCCCACTCGTCGAGCCGGATCTGTATCGCCTCGGCCGCGGCTTCTTCCCCCTCGGCCTCGAAGGCATCGAGCAGGGCCAGCAGCTGCAGCCGCCCCTCGGAGGCCTCGCGGATCCCGAACCGCCGGGTGTAGTCGACGGCGAACTTCTCGAGCTCGGGCGGCATCCCTTCGGACTCGTCGCTCCCCAGCTCCTGCGCGATCGCGCCATCGATGAGCCCGGCGTAGGCCACCATGACCGGCTGCATCTTCCCGGCCGCCCAGGTGTCGTGCGTCGCATAGAAGGTGTCGATCGCGCGCCGCATCGCCGGGAAAGACCGGCGCGCCCGGGAGTCGCCGCCCAGGTGTTGCTTCAGGTCCTTCTCGATGGCGCCGATCTCACGCTTGACGATCATGGCGGCGCGATCCTCGATGACCGGGAGCTGCGCCTTGCGGATCTTCCGGCGCAGCCGCAGCTTCGCGGTGCGCTGCTCGGCGGTCGCAGCTGCGGCGCGCGCCGCCGGCGGCGCGGGCGGAAGGGCGGCGCGCGGCGCGCCACCGAATGGTGACTGGCCCGGATTGCCACCGGCGCCAGGCGTCGGCGCCGAGCTGCCGTCATCGCCCACCTGGTCGGCGGGCTGCATGTTGAACGGCACGAGGTACATGTCGCCCTGCTCGCCGATCCCGGACATGTCCTCGAGCTCGCGGACGTCGTTCGCGCTGAGCGTCCCCCACTGCCGGCCCGACGCATAGTAGGCCGCCCTGGACGCCGTGTCGCCGCGCAGGATGCCCTGCAGGATGAAGTGGATGTAGAATCCCGCGGCGCGCTCCTCGGCCGTCAGGAGCTTGCGCGACAGCTCCTGCTCCCACAGCTCGATCCAGGGCTGCAGGTCGTCGAGGATGTGCGCGAGGTTGGTGTGCTCGATGTTCGTGAAGGTCGCATTGTCGAAGTCGTACACCTTCTGAGGGTTGACACCGAAGAAGCGGCAGACGTCGACGACGTTGAACTTCTTCGACTCGATCCACTGCGCCTCGTCTGGCTTGATCCCGATGTCCTTGTAATCCCACCCCTTTGGGAAGACGGCCGGCGTGTGCCAGTTCGACTGCCCGCCGACGGCTTCCTCCCACCCGGCTCGGACGTTGGAGCGCCTCTCTTTGCTGACGTCGTTGTAGGGCGTCGTGATGATGCCCGGGATCCGGCCGCCCCGCTTGAAGAGCGTGTTCCCGTATTCCTGCAGGGCGAGTCCGGATCCCACGGCCTCGCGCGCCGCCGCCAGCACCGACAAGCCCTTGATTCCATCGAAGCTCAGACCCGGGACGTGCAGGACCTCGCTCGAGTCCCAGGGCTCCCGGTTGCCCTCCGCGCTCTCGATCTTGTAGATGGTCTTGCCGCTCTTCTGGGGGACTACCTCCACCGCGCTCGCCGGCACCGGCCACAGCTCGCGGACGCGGCCGCCGCCGTCCCGGCGGATGACCCCATAGCCGTTGCCGTGGAACATGATGTTGGCCTGCATCATCTGCCGCATCCCGTAGGAGGTCTGGCGGGGGTTCGGCTGCAGGTGCAGAAGGTCCGACAGCGGGTGGTCGTCGACGCGCTTCCGGCCGCGCGGCTTCTCGCGCTGCATGACGACCAGCGGCAGGGAAGCTACGCCGCGGCTCAGCACCTGGACGCAGCGGTAGGCAGCGCCCAGCCTGGTAGCCGAGGTCTGGTTGATCGCCTGCCCGGACGCCGAGGTTCCGCCGCCGTTGAAGAGATCCATCACGGCCTGGTAGAACGGGGACGTCGGGTTCTCGATGGAGCGACGCTGGGTGCTGAAGTCGAAGGCGCGCGCGAGGCGACCCATCCAGGCCTCCTATGCGCCCCGGGTGGCGACGAAGATCAGCGCCAGCCCGAAGACGACGAGGCCGGCGCCCGGGTGGAAGAGCCCCGCGCCCACAGCAGTCGACGCCACGCCGGCGAACGCGACGGCGTCCGACCAGTCGAACGCGCGCGGCGGCGACGCCGGCGTTCCTTCCTGCTGCGGGTGGGTGACGTCTACGACTTCAGAGGGGTTCGATTCGCGCATCCTCGACCACACCCTCGGAGACGAGGGCCCGTGAGAGTGCCATCACCAAAGCCACGATACCATCGATCCTTTCCCGCGATCTCTTTTTGGAAGGTTTCCAATTGTCATAGGAGTCCTTATCGAGGCTCGCATTGTCGGCGCACCAGGCGAGGACCGGATGCCCGCCGTGCCGGATCTGACGCCGGCGGTAGAGCGCGTCAAGCTCCTTTGTCGGCGTGGTCATCGTGCCGAAGCCCTGGCTCACCCGTGCAATGGTGAAGCCGTCCTCCTGCTCCAGCTCCGTGACCAGCTTGTGCGCGTTCCAGGCATCGACGCCGATCTCCTGGATCGGGAACTCCTTGCCGAAGTCGCAGATGAACTTGCGGATCGCGCCGTGGTCGACGGCGTCCCCCTCGGTGGCGATGAGCGCGCCGGCGTCCCGCCAGACGTCGTAGGACACCTGGTCCTTTTTCGACCGAACCTTGATGCCCTCCTCGGGGCACCAGAAGAAGGGCAGCACGTCGTAGGACGGCATCGGGTCGCCGTACTCCCACGACGTCAGCTGCTTCGCGATATCGACGGCCTCCCTCTCGCTCGGATACCCAGGCGCCCCGGGCTCGATCGAAGAGTCGAAGAGCGCGACGAACGCGGAGAGGTCGGTCACCGTCGAGAGGTCCAGGGCTCCGAAGCAGGGTCTCCCGGCGAGCGCGGCGCGCATCGCCTTGTAGTCGACCGGCCCGGTGCAGGCGGCCCACTTGGTCATGTCGATCCAACGGACGACCTGGCGCACCCACTCGTTGCAGTGCAGACGCCGGAAGCTGTTCTGGAACGCCGGCGACTGCTTCGCCTCCCGGTACTTTTCCTTTAGGTACTCGAGCTTCACCGACACGCCCAGGTTCGGGTTGACCATGGCCCAGACCTTCGGGTCCTCCCAGCTCGCCTGCTTCTCGCCAGGGCGCGCCGGCCGGATGCCGTAGACGATCGGCAGGAAGGCGTCGTCCTCGACCCGGCCGTCGAGGATCGCCAGGGCCTTGTTGTGCAGCTCGCCGCAGAGCGTCTTGAGGTCGAACCCGGCCGTCGTCATCGCGATCGTGAGCGGCTGCCGGCGCGCGCCCATCCCGGTGCGCATCGTGTCCCACATGTCGCGGTCGTCCTGGACGTGCAGCTCGTCGAACACTATGACGTGCGGGTTCAGCCCGTGCTTCTGCTCGACGTCGGCGCTGAGCACCTCGTATTTCGAGAGCGTCGATGGGATGACCAGGCTTCGCACATAGACCTCGGCGCGCTTCAGCAGCGCCGGGCTCTGGCGCACGATTTCCTTCGCCTGGTCGAAGACGATCCGCGCCTGGGTGCGGTCGTTCGCCAGGCTGTAGACCTCAGCGCCCGGCTCCCCGTCGATGAACAGGGCGCACAGCGCGATCGCCGCGGCGAGCATGCTCTTCCCGTTCTTCCGCGGGATCTCGATGTAGACCGTCCGGTAGCGCCGGAGTCCGTCGGCGCGCCGCTTCCATCCGAAGATCGAACGGACGATCTTCTTCTGCCACGGCTCCAGGATGAACGGCTGCCCCGCCCACTCGCCCTTCGTGTGGCGGACGTACCGCTCGATGAACTCGACCGCGCGATCGGCGGCGACGTCGTCGAAGTAGTAGAGGTGGAGCTTGTCGTCAGGCGGGCGCGGCGCGGCGACGAGTCCGTGACGGAGCCGGCGCAGGAGGCGGCGGGATCGGCCGCGGCCCGGGCGCGCGGAAGAACTTCTCGTCTGGGTCCTCATCCTTGCCGTTTCCAGGGAAGCGGACTCGGTCGCGCGCCGCCGGGGTGAAGCCGAACTCGGCGCTCAGTTCCTTCAGATGCTTCACCGCCTGCGTCTTGATCTGGACAGCGGCGCGGGTGTGCTCGTAGCCCTTGTCGGTCGTCGCTGATCGCCCGAAGCGCTTGATCTCGTCGAGCGCCCAGAGCAGATCGGCCCAGGCCTCGCAGTAGGCGACCAGGGCGGCCCGGTCGACCACGGTCAGGATGCCGAGCCGCTCGAGCTCCGGCGCCAGGCGGGCCCATTCCTTCTTCGCCTCGATGCTCAGCTCGGAGGGACACGCGACGCCGGCGGTCGGCTTCGGTGCCTTCTTCTTCGGCAGCGCGCGCTTCCCCGGGTTGCCGCGCAGCAGGCGCAGCTCCGGAGGCTGTGGAGGTGGGCCGGGACGTGCCATCAGGTGCCATCCGAGGGGCTCGGGAGCGAAGGACCCCCTCCCCCACCCCCCCCCCTTCGAACCTGCGGGCGCACACGCGAGCC